GCATATTGTGGGATGGGTTTGGCTGCCACAGCTGCAATTTGCGCCGCTCCAATAGCTGCATTAATCGCCACAAAAGGCATACCCCCCGTTAATGGAAATTGCGCTACTGCCCCGGCAATAGCTTCGGCTGTGTGTACAGCAATGGAAAGGATGGCCGCCGCCTTATCAAATTTGGCCTTTTTAATATCTTCCTCTTTGGCCTGTTTTTGCAAAGCCGCTTTTTGCTCGGCGGCTTGTTTTTCAGTAATCAGCAGGGCGGAACGTTTTTGTTGTTCGTTTAAAGTGCTACTATTAATGGCGGACAATTCGGCCTCCCTGCGCCGGTCAATCAATGCTATTTCCGCTTCAATCCTTGCTTTTTTACGTTCAAAAGCACTGTCTTCAATGCTGATAATCGCCGTCATGGCTTCTTTAGAAGCTTCCACCTCTTTAGCCCTTACTCCTTTGGTTATATCTTCGGGCTTGCCTAAGTTGGCCTTTTGGTTTTGCAGCTCGGCCACTTGTTTTTGCATGGCAGCGGTTAAAGCAGGGTTTAAACTACCCATGGCATCAATCTGCTTGTTAATGCTGGCAATGGTGGCATCTATAGCCTCTACGGCATATTTCTTTTGAATGTCTTTTAACCGTTTTTCATAGACCTCTTTGCTAATGGCCCCCTTATTGTACGCTTGTGTAAGGGCTGTTTGCTCTTCCAAACTACGCTGTTGGACAGTGTCAACGGCAATCTGCCCGTTTTCTTTATCTTTGGCCAACTCGGATTTTTTGCGCTCATCACGCTTTTTAATCATGTCCTCGGCAATTTTGGCACTATCCTCGGCCTGTTTTTTTAAACCTGCTTGGTATTGCTCATTCGCCTTGTCCTGTAGGCCTGTAATCGTTTTATTGCGCTCTTGGTCAATTTCCGTAAGCTTGGTGACCGTGGCCACATGCACGGCCTGAGCTGCTTTCCCTTTCAGTTCACCAGTTTTAATTTCTTGTGCCGCTTCATCCTGGGCCAGTTTCTTTTGCAGGTTGAAAAACGTGCTGTAAGCTTCGCTACGTTCTTGCAAGCTTAACCGTTCATTTTCGGCGATGGCTTTTGCTTGCTGGATAGCTTGCTCGGTCAATGCTTTTTGTAAATCAAAGGCGGAGGTGTCGGTTTTTTTATCGCCCTTGCCACTGTCTCCAGCAAAATCAAATTTATTAGCCTTGGCCAGCGTGGCGGCATCTTCCATCAATTTATTAGCAGCGGCCTCAAATTTCTTTTGCAAATCAGTATCCTTTTTTGCCCTATCCGCTGCATCTGCAAGGCCTTCTTTAACAGCATCTCCCATGGCTTTTTTATCTCCAAAACCGTATTTAATACCGGCCCATGACTTTTCCCAATAAGAGGCTTCTTTATCTTGGCTATCAACTACCGCTTTGGCTGCCAGCTCACCGGCTTTTGCATATAAGCCCATGGCCTCGGCTTTCAGCATGGTAAACTTTATATAATTCTCCGCTTGGTCGGCTGTCTTTTTTTCCGCTTCGTTCAAATCTTTTGCATAACCAATGGTTTTGCCGATGGTGTCATTGTAATGCTCGAGCGTCTCTTTTTTATCCAATACCCCAGCATTAGCCAACTTAAACTCTTCTTTCATTTGGTCAACTTGCGCCACCGCTTCGCCCATTTTATCAGTGGCACTTTTTACGGCCTCGTTGTACATTTTCATTGCCTCGGCATCATCTTCAATGGCCTTGCCGTTGTCTTTTGCATTTTCGGATGACTTACTAAACGCACTGGCCAGCATTGGCAGTAAAACAAGAATAGCACCAATGCCCGTAGCCATCAGCGCAAAGCGCAACGCCACCATAGCGCCGCTTAGTGCCGTTGTTGCTACGGTTGCCTCACCTTCTGCCACTGCGCCTGCCTCTGTAGCGGCTGTGTTTGTTGCCTGCGCCGTGGTTCCTTCGCCTAACACAAAGTTTTTAATACGTTGGGCCGCCGCACTTGCAACGGTAGCTATTGCGCCCTTTTTTTGCCATAATTCATTCAATTCATTTAAGCCCTGCATTACCATCATTACGGCAATCAAGCTATTTAACCGCTTTTGCACCTTTTCATCACCATCTGCAAACATGGAAGCAGCACCTGCGCCCACAGCATACGCCCCGGCCAACCCTTTGGCGGCCACCGTGGCAGCTTGTAACGCTGGGGCCGTGGCTTCCATTAGCTTTTGGTTTTCCTTAAAACGAGTTAGCTCCCTTGCCGCATTGGCGGCCTGTGCCTGTAATTCCCTAAACATGGCGGTATCCTGTTGCCCGGTGGATGCCAATGTTTGTAAAGCCCGCTCAGTATTACGCAATTCCATGGACAAAGAAGCAAAACCGTTTACTTGGCTTTCTACCAGTGTGGTCAGCATGCCAATTTCTTGCGATAGCCTTTGCGCCTGTGCGCTTTCGCCTTGGCCGGCCTGCCGCAATTCTTCCAGCTTGGCCACGTTTTCACTCAATCCTTTTTGCAGCACCGTCAACGCTTGGGTAAAGTTGCGCACCCCCTCGGTAGGGTAATTACCTACATTGCCCTGTGAATTACCAATGGATTTATTATGTGCCAATACTTGCTCATGCAGTGCACCTGTGTCGGCCTGTAACTGTTGGCCCATTGGGCTTGCCCGTTGTTCTGCACTTAATGCTTTATAAGCCTTGCGCATCTGCTCTAACCGCTGGGTCATTTCATCAATAGAACCTTCGGCGGCTAATATCTCTTTGTTTTGGCTCCTAAAAACAGAGGTTATTTGCGATATTTCGGTTTTAAGCAGCTCATTTTTACGGGTGAGGACACTCACGCGCTCATTGTAGGTGTCAAAGTCAATACTACCCTGTTTAAGATCTGCGCTATACTCTTTCATGTACCGGCTTATCTCTTGCTGCCGGAGCTTCAAGTCTACCAACCGGGCTGCATTTTCCTGTATGCTGCGGGTATTGTCTTTATAAGCCGCTGATATTTCCCTGTTGGCGGTTAATGCCTCCTGTACAGCTTCCGTGGTGGCCGTATAGGCAGCGTCTGAGCTTTCCATGGCTTTTTTTACATTGGCTGCGGCCTCGGCGGTTTTGGCCGATTCTGCACGGAAAGCGGCCATCCCTTCCGTCATATTCTTAAACCCTTCCCCATTGCCCATGTTCATAATGGACTCTCTTAGCTTGTCCAGCCATTCGGTAAGGTTATCAAATTCTTTTTTTACCGCTGCGGTATCAATGATGCTATCTATCCGTTCTGTGTTTGGCATCTTACTTTTGGTTTAACTGTTTTTCTAAAGAGGCACTATGACGCTGGTAATTTTTAACAATGGATACGAAGCGGCTTACCGTTACCACATGGGTATTTATATGCATTTTGGCGTATAATTCAATCGACACAATAAAATCATCAAAGTATTGCCTGGTTATCGTAACGCCCGTTTCATTACCCCTTAGCTTTTCCAAATCGGCGGTGTCGCGTTCTTGCTGCAGCATCCAGCGTTTAATTTTAGCCTCGGCTTTCCCCAACCATATTTTTTGTAATTCAGGCGTGTCGGGGTAATTGGTATCTATGGCTCCCAGCCCGCGTAACAGGTTATACACTTCCGGCCCTTGGCGGTAGCTGGTATATTTTTGGATGGCCGCCAGCTTTTTTAACTTAAAATCAGCCAAAGCAATTTTTTTTACCAAACGCACGATTTCTTTTTGGGTATCGCTGCCCGTACCGTCTATGTATTGCTCATAAATGTCATGCCATGCAGCGGATAACTCCTCAACCGTAAATGTTCCCCTAATCACCAAACCGCTATAATCATTATCACACAAGCAGGTAATAAATGCATGCAGGCTAAGGCTGAAAAAAGTATGTAATAACCTCGGCAATGGTGTAGCCTCTTGTGATGGCGGTGGTAAAGGCGCACCGGAAATATCCCGTGTCCGCTTTACAAATGGCCAATATCTTTTTTTGCTCATACGCTGATTTTATGGTGATGGCTTTTAACTTGGTGTAATCGCGTTGTTTGGCCTGTGCCCGCGCTATGCAGCCCCAGCATTCCATTTAATTAAAGGTTAATAGTGTTTTTGCTTCAATGGTTTCTTTCAGCTTTGGGAAAAAGGCGTTTTCTATATATACCCCCCTGTGGTCATCATTCAATCCGAAAATAACAGAGCCATATTGTTGCTCTAATTTGGGGGCATAATCCACACCGTCGGCCCCTGTTTCAATTTCGTCTTTAGTGACGTTGCTTTGTATGGACCGGTAAAAATTGCCCGTTAGCTTTAAGTCAGGCACCCCAAAACCCGGGCGGCTGTTTAATTCGTGTTTGTAATTGGCATACAGCTCGTTTCTGTAAGCCCCAATTTCTTCGCCTTTGCTGTTTTTACCCTCAAATAGTTGTTGTTGCTGCTGGTCTTGGTAATCCGGCAGGGTGTTTTGAATGGCATCGTGGATGTCATTTTCAACATTAACCGCTTGTAACCGCTTAAGCATTGCCGCAACTGTAGTCATATAAAACAAAGGCGGTGGTTAGCCGCCTTTTGTTTATTGGGTTAAAGAAATAGGTTTTGAAATCGCCTCGCAGGTATCATACACCAGCCCCAGCGCAGCTTCTTTGTCGGAGGCATTGCAGATGGCTTTTGCCTGCGGGCAGGTGGTAAACTCCTCGCGCTCCATGGACACCACCCATTCAATTAACCAGTCGGTGCCGTCTATTTTTATTGTTTTCATACAATGTTATTAGCTGGCAACGATGGAAACTAAACCAGTGCTTTCGTAAGGAGATACGTTTAGGGCAGCCAACTCGGTAGGGCCTACCAGGTTAATATCAACGTGGCCGGTGCCTACTGTTGGGTAGTTTGTTGCACCTACAACGATGTTAAACCCGCCGCTTACGCTGTCTTGTGTTACGCCGGTAATGGTTAAGCTGGCACCTGTCTCATGGTTTTTTGCAGTCCATGCACCTACGGCCGCCAATTGTGTACCATATAGCGAACTCATTAATGTACCCTCGTTGGTAGTGGGTATCACAGTAAAGGTTTTAGCGGTGGCGTTGGTTTTGCTGGCCAATACCACGTTCTGAATACCTTCCAGTGTGTCTACCACGTCAAAGCCTGGGTTTTTAATGTACGCGCCGTTATCCATTAGGTTAATGGGGTAAAATACAATACTGGTCCAGTATTCGGTATTCTTTTTACCGTCATTAATCATGAAAGGGTCGGTATACAGCTCAATCAATGGAATGCCGGCAATGCCTGCACCATCAGAAGCGGTGTAGTTGCTGCCCCAAAGCTGGTTGTTGCCATCCACAAACAATACAGACCAGTTGCCGCCGTTGAATGAGCGCAATGACTTAAGCAACTCATAGCCGCCCACATTGAAACGGAACGACCATTTGTAAACAGGGTCACGTACGGTCTTCTGTCCGCCGTAGCTGAATTGCTCTACTACCCTTTTTTCGCTGTCGTCTTTGAAATCAACGAACGGGCCTACAGGGTAAATGCGAAGGCCTTTGCTGTCATTCAGTGCATCAGCATTCAGCTTTGTTTGCAAAGTCGCCGCCTGGGTGGCAGTGATAAAATAGTTAGGCGGGCATATAATCATGCCCACAATGTTTTTTATGTCCGCATAGCAAGCCCCCACACCAGTGTTAGCCGGTGCCACAAGGCATTGAAGCGTGTTTACTGAAGCCATGGTAAATAGTTTTTTTGATGTTAAAAATTAGCACGCAGGGTTTACCTGCGGCTGGTATAGTAAAGAAAAATTGATACGGAAACAATGGAAGCCCTGCATATCGCGGTATTTTACGCCGCTGGCTTTTTTCCAACCAGAATACTCTTTAAACACTTCTTCAATGCCCTGCACATACCCGGTCATAGTAAACCCATACTTAATATAAAACAGCAGGCTTTCAACGTCTGCCCGGGCTTCTTCGTCGGCACGGGTAGTAAAAGTTGGTTTTATGCGGTTTAGGTTTACCATAAACACAACAAACACTTTGGCTGTAGAGTCGCCCGCCTTATAAGGCGTTACATCATCCACGCCAAAAAACGAAAGCGCCGCCAACGTATCATCAAAATACACCTCTCTGTAATCAGTAATAGAAGTAAACACTTCCGGCGTAAAACCGTCCGCCGTTTGGTTACGGTATGCTCTCCCAAATTGCTGATACGAGCTGGACGAGGTTCCCCATTTTGCGGATAGCTTGTTATACAGGTATGTTTGCATACTCTGTATTGGTATATCAATACCCGCCGGAAGTGTTTTAATGTTATTCATACTAATAACTGAAAGCGTCAATGATAGGCGGCGGTGTGCCGTATATGTTTACTTGGTCTGTGTCGTGCGAAATGGAAACAGGCTTTTTGCGTGGGAATAACTCGTTTTTTACCCGGGTGGCTTCCTTGGCAATACGCTCTTTCAACCCCGCACTGAATGGGTGCTGCTCCGTAGATTGCGCCGTGTTTAAGTCGCTGTATAACACCTTGGTCTGCTCCGCCATAATACGTTGGTCTTTGTTGGTGCGCGTATTGTTTTGCAGCATCTCAATAACATCAGCGGCCATTTGCAGGCCTATAAGGTTATCAAATAACCAGGCATTATCTACTATCAACTGTGTGTAGTCTCTAAAAGCCGTCATTTGGATGTTAAAGCCATGGGTTTTAATGGTAAAGGATACATTGTTTACATCAATCCCGTGGCCGCTTACCGTTGGCAGCTCTATAGGCACTAATCCAAAGTTGTAGCAGGTGTTAAAGTTTTGGATTATCTCATTGATGGCAACCGCGCTGCCTAAATCATTTTGAAAGTACCCAAAGTAATAACAGCCCGATTTATTACTGTTGCCTGCATAACTTAACATCTGCCCAATATTCACTACCGTTTGCTGATTAGCCAATGCAGATACCGGAATGGTAGCGATAGGCGTAGTCGGCGCGGTGTCGTGAAATAAATACAGGTTAAACGTTACATTGGCATTGAACTTTAGGGCCACGTTATCAATTTGGCAGGTAACATCAAAATGTTTAGACGGCGTGATGCGCACACCGCAAAAAACACCGGTGTTGAGGTTTAAATAATCTTGGCGGCCAAACCTTTCAAACATGAGCTTTTTTTCCAGCATCTCTTTTTTATTGATGACACCGGAAAGACATTTTAAAATAACATCCGTTTGCAGGTTTTGCAAATAGGTATTAAAGTTGGCCGCACCGATATTACTATCCTCCTGAGAAATCCAAATGTTGTACACATTAACCGCCTTATGGATGGCTTCAAATACAGGCGAATAGGTATCGCCACCGGGCCATACATTGTTACCCGTAAGGGTAAAAGGAAAGTCGGAGCGGGTAGGCTGCCGCCAACGCCGCCTGTTCATCAGTGCGGCCATAACATCGGCTACCCGGTACCCATTGCTGTAGATGATTGCCATATTATCGGTTATAAGGGCTTATGTAATACCTTGCGGTGTACGAAAATTGCACGGGCGCGCTTACCGTGCCTGAACTAACCGCCTGCACCAAGTAATACACAAACGGCACCGTATTTTTGGTAAACTGCGCCACGTTGGTATAAGTAGGCGTTATCGGCCCCAAATAATATTGCGTGCTGGTAATGGTAGGGGTGCTTACATACGCTGCGGAGTCGGTCAAAGCATAGTTGACACCGTCGGTAGAGCTGTATAAGTAAGCCTTGCCCGCCAATGTGCCGGAAAGCTTGTTTACGCTTACCTGAATACCCAAAGCAGAATAGCCGGAAGTTGCTGGTATTACCCTGCTTACTGTATCGGCATTGGTGAGGGTATCACCCGCTTGCAACGGGAATTTGTACGCATAACCCGATTGCGCATGGCTGATACAAACAGAGGCTACCAAAGAAAGAATGAATAAAAGCTTTTTCATTGTTTGTTAAAATATGGGGCTGTTTAGGCCCCTTGTTATAAAATGGTTTTTACTGTGTTACCTACAAATTAAGACTGTGATTGTCCAAATTCATAGATAGGTGTTTCACCGCTTACGCTGATAGGGGCAGTGTTAAAGGCAATATCCACGGACAACTCTAAGTCCATGTGAATATCCTGCACGGTACCGCCAGCGGCAGAAGTGTCTTGTTTTTGCGCCCAGCCACGAACGGCGTAGGTAAGGCCAATACCTGAGGCATCAGGCACTGTGCCAAATCCACCATTGTAGCTTTCGTAGTATCCGAAGCCGTCCCTGTTGATTTTTGGTATCCATGGGATAACAGCAAAAGAGGCCTGTGGCAGCACGATGGCACAACCATTAGGGTATGCTTCTGCAACTTCATTACCCAATACCTCATGTTCCATAATCCCGTTAGGGTTGTAACTTTGGAACTGGTAAGCCAAGTTTTGCGCATTACCGTTGCTTTGGTACATGTCAAACTGTGCCTGCTTGAAAATGCGAGGGTCGGCCACTACGTCCAATTTGTCGTAGTATTTGTTTTGCCTCATTACGCTTGCCGCATTTTGGAAGAAAAAGTTTAACTGGTCGGCGGAGTTTTCAAAAGCAAAAGTGGTACCATTCCACAAGGCGTTTCTTGCAGCGGTTGTGTAAGGGGCTGTTTGTGTACGGTTGTTATGCAGCTGCTGCACAATGTAGGTACCAATACGCTCACGCAATATCCTTTGCTTATCCATTATCATATGGTCAAGCAAAGTAATAGTGTCAAACACGTTGTCCATGCCTACCTGCATGTTAATACCCAAAGGCTCGCTAAAGGTTACCCATGAAAGGCTTATCTGCCCTGAGTCACCCTGTACGCCCGAAGGTGCATAACTACGTGCCGTGCCATTGGTGGCGGCTGTCTTTTTGAGGTAGTACGTGTAAACACTCCTTTTGTCGGATTGTTTTATCTGCTCTACGTTAGCCAGTATGTAATCACTGTACGTAAGAGCTTGCCGCAAAATGGGGTTTTGAAGTTCCCTCAATTCCGCTGCGTTGTATTTTCTGTTAATTTTTGACTGAAAGGCCAATAGGGCCGATGCGACGAAATTTGCCACTGTGTTTAGATTTACACAAGTGAACTAAGCAACCTGCTTATAATGCTGTGGGTAACCTACCCGTCAAATTTTGGGACACCGTCCCGGTGGATTGTGAGGCACCGCCCCGTTGGATTTGAAAAGCACCGCCTTTCGGGGATAAAAGTAGTAAATATTTTATTTACCAAAATAATTTAATAAAAAGCCCCCTGTAAAAACAAGGGGCTTGGCCATAAGCAACATGCACAAGAAAAAAGAAGGTTATATTCCGGAATTAAACAGTTCTTAACACGGTGTCTTTTTCCGGTGATATTTCAATGATATAATGCTCAGAAGATTTAGTTCCTTGTATTAACCCAATCAATATACCGCCATCTGCACAAAGCCGAATACCGTGTACCATGTACGGATTTTGGTCTATGTCTGTTTTTAAATAAACGATTTGCCCAAAATCAAACGGTATGTCAATCGTGGTTATCACTATTCTTTAAAGTCAAAATTTGCGTTGGTGTCGGTAATCTGTTTAAGTAATGCCTGCGCCTGTTGGCCGTTTTCGCTCATACCATTGGCGGCAAGGTGTTCTTTAAATTGTTTCATGTTAGAAATACCCAGCGGGTTGCCCTTGCTGTCGCCGGCTGCCCGTCCGCCAGGTGCAGGGGGTGCAGGTGTTGCGGCTTTACCCAGTTTCCTTTCTTCCACAAAACCCACCAAAGCATCTTTTACTGGTATTGGTTTCATGTCGGTTTGGTTGGCCACTACTTTACCATCACGCTTTACCACTAATTGCCCGTCCTGTTCTGTTATCTCGTTGTTCATCTTAATAATAGCCACCCACTCTTGATTAGTCAGGTTGTCGGGCTTGCGGTCAATCGTGTGGCTTAATATCTCCGTGTCAAGCTGGGCCATCTTGGCCGCTTTAATGGATGCCTCTTTTTCAGCGGTCAGGTTGGTAAGGTTTGCCCGTAGTTGCTCAATAACACTGTCTTTTTCGCGCACTTTGTCGCTCTCCTTAATACCAGCATCGGCAATTACCTTTTTTTGGTATTCGGCAATAAACTTTTTGCCGTCCTTGCTGCCCTCTCCCTCATAATCAAGGCCAACGGCCTCTTTCAGTTCCTTTACAGCAATTTCTTTGCCTGCTTTGATGCCCACGGTTTTCATGCTTTCATCACGGCTGGTCAATTCCACGTCCGTAAACACTTTAACCTCAGGCACATCAAAATCGGCCTCCTTGTCGTCCTTGATAGCTGCAATCAGCTTATCAACATCAAAGCCTTTCAGCAAGGCTTTTAACTTATCGGCGGTAGCTTGTTTTAGCATGTTACTTGTTTAGGAGTATGTTAATATCGGTTTCCAAATCCAGCCCCTGAGCGATGGCCCATTCCTTATAGGTAATCAGGTCGCCGTTTTGGTTAGCGCCTTTTAGCAATAAGAATTTAAACTTACCATCATCACCCGCGCCTAAGGCAAAGGCGTTTTGAGAGAGTGCACCGCGTGGCTCAATAAACTTGGGAGCCAGCTTTTTACCCAACTCCCAGCCGACGATAATAACAGCCTTGGTGCCGGGATTGTAGGGGTTGATGACTTCTTTTTTGATGATGCGGCTTTCAAACTCGTCAAACCACTTGTAAAATGGGTGGTTATCCTGTTCAGCCTTTATTTGCTCCGGCGTTTTGTGCTTTTTGTTAGCAACAACGGCGGCAACTGGTTTGGCGGGGGCCACTGGCGCGGGCGGTTCTTTGTGCGCCGCAGCTTGCACCTCGGCTATTTTTGCAGTCATTTCCGCAATATCCTCGTCAGAGAACTTGCGCCCGTCGCTGCGAAGGGCTTCGTTAAGTTCATCGCCGGTTAACCCGCCATATTCCGCGATGATAGATTCTAAGCGTTTGTAATGGATTGGCATAATTTTTATTTTACATTTTAATAATCCGGCTTTGTTTTTGGTCGTTGGCCGCCTTTAGCTGCGAAAGCACGTTAATTGTGTTCACGTACTCCAAAAGCTCTTTGGAAAGCTTCACCAACTCTTTTGCCGGAATGTTTTCAGTTTTCAAAATGTGGTCTTCGGCATCGTTAGCAGCTTTGCTAACGGCCTGTATGTGTTTTTCTATAATACTCATGCTGCTGCTGTTTCGGTTAAAGAGGCTACCTCTTCAATAATAGAGGCTATTTTAGGCTGCACGTAGGCAATCAATGCCATACGTAAAGCATCGTCATTTTTCATAATCCAATCCATATCCGTTAGTGTGCTTGCCCATTCGCTGAAATATGTCTTACAGGCTTTATCCTCATTGGTAATAGATAAAGCACTCACCTGTGCCACCGTCATGTGTACCCATGGCTCTACCCGCATCTGTTTTAAGGCTACCTGCAATTGGATAGGGCTGCTGCAATACTTGGATTCGTAGTAATCTGTCAACAAGTCATCCAGCACACTTTGCGCTGCACCCGAAGTCCTTGCTCTGTTGTATTTATCCCAAACAGAATCAGGGGCCTCAATGGCATAGCGGTCGCCATACTTTATTTCGCAGCCTTTGTAAGAACTGCCATACATCAACCCGGCGCACAGCTCAACGATAAAGGTTTCAATACTCTCGCACCAATGGGAATAAGCACACAGGGCAATCTGCATGGCGCCATCCTCATGCACTACCTCGGTGGCGGTTTTATCATCCTTGGCCGCCTTTAACTGGGGTTTCATCTTTGGCAATACGCCCCATTTGGTAAAATAAGCCTGTTCATATAGCCTGTCAAGGTCTTGTGTGGCTAAATCCCACGCTTCAATAGGTGGCGTAGAATAACCGTCAAACTGTGTAGGGATGGAGATTTTGCCGTCCATGCTTTCCGGCATGGGGATAACGATTTCATCGCGTACGCTGGAACGCTTTTGAAAACCGGTGCCTTTACAATCGGGGCAATCGTTGCCGCCCACGGCCCTTGTACCTTGGCAAGTAGGGCATACTGACTGCATGCGCCAGTGTTTGGGGAACATGTGCAAGTTCTTCCATATCTCAAACACGCTGTTTTGGGTAAGGATGGAGTTTGCCAGCTCTACAATTACGCTATCGGGGCTAATAAACAGGTCTGAGTTAAACTCGTACATGTCAGATAGCACCATTGCCGGGCAGGTTAAAAACAGGTTAGGCAGTGTTAATTCCGGTATTTCGGTAACCTCTTTGCCATCCCACATCACAATCTTATCCGTTACCTGGTCAACAACCCTGTAATATTTAGACTGTTGCGGCTGGCTTTTCATGCGGTCCAGTATATCACTGGAGCTTTGCGCTTGTAAAGAATATTCCGCAGCTTCTTTGTTGGAAAGCGTAAATATTACCAACTCGCATTTACGGCCGCTCAGCTGGTAGTAAAAAATATCTGCACTGCTTTTGTACGTTGGGTACGGCATACCGTCATTACCTATTTCCAAATATACCAGCCCGTTAGGGTCTATGTGGTAGCCGTCTAATCCTGTTGTGGCAATCCAGCGGCGCAGGCTCATACCTTTACGGATATTCGCACAAAAGGCGGTAAACTGTTTTAGCTGGTTGTCAGGCAGGTTGATAATGGTAGAGCCACCTTTTGCCGAAAACACCTTTGCAATGGGTGCATGTAGCCGGGCGAACATATCCCGGTTAGAACGGGAATATTTTTGGCGGATGTTCTTTTTTTGCTCGGTCTCAAATTCGTCCATCGTTTCAATAGCATCGGCCATCCCTTTGCCAGTAATATGCATGTTAAGCCGCTTTGATTGCTTTTGTGCTTCAATCAATTGCTGCCTTAGCGGATTATTGGCGAATATGTCGTTAAGATTGGCCATACCTGAAAGATATTTGACATTCAAAAGTAAATAAATTATTTACCAAACATAAAAATTTATTGCGTAGTGATTTCAAAGCGTTTTTTACCCCGCTGGTCATTCACAACATACCCCACGGCATCAATATGGTGGTTATAAGCATCCTCAGGGTCATTGGTGTAATTGCCGTACTTATCTTGGGCATAGATGTAGTTATTTATTTCGTGCCATGCCTCGGCGTGTTCTTCCACGCAATACAGCTCCATACCGTCCATTAAGGCAATACGTTGGCTGATAGCGTCTGCACCTTTTACGCAAGGCACCACATAAAAGCCTTTTAAAATGCCCGGGTATTTGGCCGCATCATCTGCGCTCACCTCATGCAGCTTAAACCCGTGTTTAAGTTTCATAATGGCTTTAGCGTCGGCATTATCGGCAATTATCCTATCCGCTGGGGTAAAACCTAAGGTGCAATACAACTTAGCCAATTCCAGTGCGCTCATAGGTTTGTAGTTGATAAGCCGCCACCAACACCGATTTTTGTCAAATTTAACCCCTACCAGCGCGGCAGGGCTGGCGGTGCCAAAGTCTTGCCCGTAATACTCCCTGTATGGCAGTTTCATGTAATCGGCAAACTTAATAGGCTTTACTTTCTTAAGCACTTGCCCTTTGCGCCCACTGGATGAATAGCCTTTGATGGCAGTAAGGTAGTAATGGACGTTATAGTTAGGGTCGTCAGGGTTGCCATAGCTTTCGTAGCGGTTTACCACATGATCGGGCAAATACTCGTTATCTTGGTACACCGAGCAAATAGACACCACGCCGGATATTTCCTTGGGCACTGGTTCAAAATAACCGTCATGGGCTGGTACCGCAACCAAGTTAAAGTATCGTTTTAGGATAAAATGCCCCGTGTCAGGCGTGTTAAGGATGATAATAACCAAACAGCCTTCTTTGCGCAAGCTATCCACAAACGTGTTAAACTTGTCCACGTCCGTAATATCCTCGCCTTCTTCAATCACGGCAATATCAATATCACTGGCACCTTTCAGGTTAGCCCGCTTTTGGTTATCAGAAGCCCTAAAGCCTTTCGTGTAAATAAGCGTTTTGCCGGTTTTCTTGTCTTTTAGCTCCGTCTCATTTTTGGTAAAAAAGCGGCTTAAGGCCCCTTTTTCGTTGGCGGTGTCATACCTCGCCCATATCTCATTTAGGATAGTATCTTTAATCAGCGCCTTTTCATCCCGGATAATTACGCAGCGTTTTTTAAGCATCGTGGCGGAGAAAGCAATAAACTTGCTTATCTCATAGGTCTTTCCGCCACCCCTGCCGCCAATACATACCACCGTGTGGGTTTTTGGCGGCAAATTATAGAGCGGTTCAAACTTTTTGCTTTTTTGGATGATGGCTTCAACTTCCATTATTTGAAAGTGATTTTGATTTTATCGGGCAGCAGGGCTTCGCCGTCTTTGCCTGTTATCTCGGTTTTGGCTGGGGCATAGTCCCCTTCCATCTTGTTCAACTCGGCAATAGCTTTTAGCCTGTCGGCCTGGTCAGGCTCCACGGCAAACTCTTTAATCTCTCCAGCAATTACAAAGGGGCGTTTAACCTTTATTTGGCCTTTGATAATCTTGGTAAGATATTCCTTTCGCTCGTTTGCGCTCATTATAGCCATTTTACGGGCTTTAATAGCCTCGGCGGTGTCTACTGCGTCCAGCTCCTTCTTTATCGCCTGCTTGCGCTCCGTATGCTGCCTATTGGCCTCTTTCCATAGGCGGTCAAAGGTTCGGGTTGATAATTGCCATGCCTTGCCAACCTTTGCCAATGCTTTGCCACGGTCCGCGCCAAATTCAAGTTCTTTTATGATTGCATCAATAATATGTTGGTTTCTGCCTGCCACGCTACAAAGTAAAGAATTTATTTACTTTTACCGTCAAAAACGTAGTTTTAACGCTTTCTAACACCCATTTTTATGTAACAGCACTTCGCGGCCCGGTAATGTGGGGCAACCTGAAATATAAATCCCCCGGCGTTCAATGTGGTGTTGTTTCGCGGCTCATTGGCCATTTTAATGGAAATGCTTCAACCATTTGGAATATTTTTTGGCGTTTTTTGTGAATATTTTTTGGCGAAAAGTGTGTTAGAGAAAATTGGCAGGCCGTTCACACTTCAATAATTTCTATGTTTAATTCGGCTTTCATCAGCTTCTTTTTTAGCCTGTACACGGCCAGTTTTCGAGTAACCGACGATTTTGCATCTTCTACAATTAACTCCCCATTTCGAGTATAAGTAAAATCTGCGATAAATTTACACACAGACAATTCAAACGGCGTTTGGCAGTGCAGGTGCGTTATCTCTCCGGCGGCTTGCATGGCCCGTAATTGAATGTACCTTTTGGCTTCCTTTGTGCTTTGAAACTTTTTCCCGTCCAACTCAACGGGTACGTTATTGTACTTGTTTTTTTTTGGAGTCCGCAGCTTTTCGGGTTCCCCCCACAGGTGCGCATTATCCGGCCTTTGACCTGCGGCGGTGTTTTTAAATTGGTCTAAAGTGATGGGCGCACGCTTCATACAACTTTTTTGTAAATAGTTTCTGTCTTCGCATTAAAATCAACGAGCTGTTTTTTATTGGCAGCTCTTTGAAGCTTACTAACTTGGCGGCGCAAAAGCTTGTTTTCAATCTTTATCCGTTTGCTTTCAGAAATGCCGATTATGGCCTTAAGGTGCATGAGCGGTTCGTAAAACTCTCGGTCCTTTGTAAAAACAGCATTTTCGCAATTTTTTAAGGCTGGCAATACGGTGCTATGGTCGTATCCGCCTAACAACTTGCCAATATCCTGTAAGCTCAAAATGGTACTGTTGTATAAAAAGTACATGCATAGGTGGCGCGGGATGATATATTCCCTTTTCCGGCATTTTGTCGTGATATACTCAGGCGTTATGCCGAAATAATCACAAACCGTCTCAATAATTTGCTGTGGGGTCATACTTATTGGTTATAGCCATCCAAATGGCTGGTTAATAAATTCGGTTTCTAACTTGCCAAAAATCTTTGGCGTTTCATAATTCTCGTGATGCTTCGGTGTCAAGACTTTTTTAGATTTCAAATACTGGCTTCGGCACTTTCTGCACATCGGGTAATCCTGGTCAAACCGGTTGTTTTTAGTTTCTTGGGTTTTACAGATTGCGCACGTGCTGGCCAAGCTGGGGTCAAAAGGTGTTCTCATTTAAAAAAAATTTACTTCTGCACACATTTTTTCAAATTCCGTTTGGTTGTTTTTTTTTGCTTTGGCAAGTTTGACCGCTTTTTTGCCCCTGCAAGGGTTGCAAATGTTGGCCCCATACCGAAATTTTACATCGCCCTCCACGGCTTTGCACTTGGTGCAGGTTTTACGAATTTGATACATTGCTTACCCCCTTAGGTCGTCCCCTTTAATGGTGATATTGTTAAACATTTCTCGCATCCGGCTGCGCACCCGGTACCCATACCGCTCTTGAATTTCGTCACCGCCGATATTGGTCGTAATAATCAAACGGTTAAAAGGTCTTTTGTTCAGGTAGTATCCTTCAATAAAATCCTTAAACCAACACACGTCGGTGCCATAATGCTTGACGCTGGGTGTTTCGCTGCCCATATCATCGAGCAGGGTAATACGGTCGGTGTTGATTTCGCAGAAGCCATTCAGGCGCACCCGTTCCGTTATCTCAATCAGCGAATAGATGACAATCGGGCAAAGCGGGTTGTTTTTTACAGCCTCGATCGTTTTGGTTTTACCAAGGCCGCTGGTTCCCATCACTAGCAACCCTTTTTGGAAAGAAAATCCGAGTTCTGTTTCAAATCGCGCGTCGGCAGCAAGAAAGTAGCACAAGGCTTGTATGTAAGCTGCGTTTGTTTGTTTGTCGTACACAAAGTGGCCACACTCGTTGAGGAAATAAGCTTTTATTTCCGCCCAAAACCGGCCTGCGGTCCAGCTGCGCCGCAATTCCTCGGCTTTTTTCTGCTCTCTTTCCCTTTCGCGTTGCCTGTAGGCTTTATCCTCTAACGCCCATTTTTTGCGTTCATTTGCCGACCGTAACACTTCGGCAATATCAATTTTGGCAAGCCAATCTTGCTCTGTCGGGAATTGGCCCAATAGCTCCATTTTGCGGCCGTAAGATTTTTTTAGCTGCATAACTGCATGGTTTATGGCCGCTTGTTTTTCCTCATCCGTCAGCACCTCACAGGGGTTGGAGGCGGCTACCAGGCTGCCCGGTGTTTCCAGTGCGGGCAGCAGTTCCCCGATTTGTTGTGTCATTTTTGTTAGAATTGGTGATTGAATCGAATTTTTGAGACAAAACCGGCAATTCAAAATTGATTTGTAGCCACGTGTCATGCTCCCAAGCTTTTTTGAAAAAATAGGCCAGCGATTTAAGGGCTTGTTCCTCCGTCCATTCCCGTCCTTTGGCCGCACTTAGCTTTTTTAGCCGGGTGACAATGGATTTAAGTGCTTTCCCCTTGGTTGCGTCAAAACTTGGCGGCGCGGAAAATTGTTTTTCGTAAAAATCAAACCAGCATTTACAAAGCAATTTCCAGTAATCAATTTCTTTTTTTTCAGAGGTGCCGCCCTCTGGCGGCAAATGAGATTTAGAAGTATTTAGTTTAGTCTTGTCTAGTTTATTAATAGTACCCATTTGTGTCGGCTTTGTGTACCCATTTGTGTTACCGTTTGTGTATGCTTTTGCCTCCGCACTTGTGTCCGTATTATGGACACAAAAGAATATTAACTTATATTCTGCGCACAGATTACCGCCGCGTTGCTTCCAGTTAAGGCGTCCTTTTTGCGTGAGTAAATTTCTGGCTTCGTACAGTTCAGACCGTTTGAATCCTGTTTTAGATTCAATGATTGATATGGCTACCGTGAATGATTCTTCCCATCCAGCTTTATTTGCTATGTGCATCAAACTATGCCATAATGCAATTGCCGATTTTGGAACTTGATTCGTTTCGAGCCAATCGTAGAACATGTTTATTTCCGAGATGTAGTTAATATTCCGTTTCAACTTTAAATCTTCTTTTGGGGATATGCTTAAAAACTGACTGACTAACTTAAAAACCTACCTGTATAGTGGAAAATCCCTTACCTGTAATGCCAAAGGAAATTCTTCAATGTTGCCGCCGTGTCGGTCACTCATTTTTAATTGCTTGGCTAAGTGGGTACCCATCTGCTTTACAAAAACAGCTATATTGTTAACTTTACAATCGTTCACGATAGTTTCTATCCAAGATAGCTCACAGGGCCTGTAGCGGTATTTACCTGTTTCATTGCCACTTTCCCCGCCGACAATTACCCAATCAAACGCAGGCAATATGTGCCAATGTTCACCAATTGCTTCAACCGTTGGTTTCCATAAATTAATTTCTCCATGCAACGGCTCCAATGAAAGAAACTTTACCTTGCTTCGTACCATTGATAAATCCACCATTCGCCGTATGCTGCTTTGGCTTCCCACACTGGTGCCCAGCCAAACGTTGTGCCACCCTTCACCCCAATCGAGGGGAAGATGGTCAGCAATGCGCTCCGGCCTTTTGGTAAGTATTTGAAAAATAAGGTGCGGGCATTTCCTAATTATGTCCCACATTTCAGACCTATAGCTATCGATTGCCGGGTGAAACACATCAGTAAGGGAAGAAGTGAATATCAGCGGCCTACCATGCCAAACCTTACTGTAGTTATCTTTGTAATGCAGCGGCATATTAAAGACCGTTTTAGTCCTTACTACTTCTAAAGGATTGTACCGTGTGTTATCAAAGCTATCGCGGTACATATAGCAAAATTTGCAATCCTCGTCAACTTTGGTGCATCCCCTGGCGATGTTCCAAGTAGCATCGGTCCATTGAATATTTGATTTTTCTGCCATTGTTTAAGCTGTTTTGCGTTTATTAGTGAACAAAATGTTTTGTGCCATGGCCTCACACCAAGCCTTTACAACGTGGGGTACCACACTGTTGCCGATAAACTTTTTCTGGTCTGATTGGTTGCCAGCTAAATGGTAGGAAGATGGGAAGCCCTGAATTTTTAAAAGCTCTGTTACCCGCAGCATGCGCATTTTGATGTCGACCAAGCTATACACGGCCATAAACTGCTTAATCTTAACCATGATTTCACTGTCGGTTTCGTAGATACATACTGCCACGGGGCCATGCTCAACCTGTACGAAGCTTAACGGGGCTTTATCTTGCCGGGCTACTATCACGCAGCAGGGCTGGTTAATATCGCACGGGTTACCACCCCACCCGGGGTTTATTAGGTAGTGGTGCCTGCGGCTGGCCATTAATGTCGGTGCAACGCCGTCAACAGATTGCGGGTTGTTGGTAAAATTGCCCGGCAATATGAAAGGGGACACCTCCACCAGCCTGTGCTTATCCGTTGGCATTATGGTTCCTGCGGGTACGTCAATGCTTTGGTTTTGGCTTTTTGAATAATGCTTGTCAACAAAAAATTCAGGTTTCAATAAAGCCAGCTTATCGGCTGTGAGTAAAGTCGGCGCAGGTTCTGTCACCTCATTACACTTGCTGCTATGGTTATAGTTGACTAAAAACTCCGGCTGTACAAGAGCGCAGCGGTCTTTGGTGGGGATGGTTGGCGCGGGGCTGTCAACGCTGCTGATGTTATCGCCATTGCCATAATAGGCAGCAAGAAATTCCGGCTGGGCAAGATATAGCCTGTTTTGTGTCGAAATAACTGGTGAAGGTTCATCTACCGAGGGGGCGTTGTACCGCCCATTTGCGCTGCGGCTGTTGTACTTTACCAAAAACTCAGCCTGCACCAAGTCTTGGTTGCCTCCGGTTGCAGTAAGTGTACGTGCAGGTCCATTAGTGTCCACCAATTTACTGTTAGGTTCACCGTTATGCCGTTGCACAATAAACTCTGTCTGCACCAATGTTTGGCCACCAAATGTGGTTATTGTGCCTGTAGGCTGATCAACTGCTGTTACTTTTCCCGCAGGCCGTCCGCTAAAATATTTGCTTATAAATGCCGTATTACCTTTTGCAATAAACTTTACCAAGCCAGCATATATACGCTCCAGTGTTTTTTCGCTTAGTGCCTTTTTACGGGTAAAAATGCTTTCGCCTTGGTCTGAAAAATCCAGCACTTCCTTTACGGCCTTCCATTGCTGCAAATCTCCGTACATGCCATTTTTGGAAGGTTTTTTTGAATGGGTGGCCGTGGGCCATGCGATGGGTAACCATGGCTTAGCAAACACACCAAACAGTCGGTTGCGGCTGGTATATGCCCCAAAGTTGGCACTGTTTAATTCCTTCCATTCATCCACATAACCCAATTCGCAAATGGACTTCTTCCACCGCATCCAGTCGCTGCCGTTTTTTCGGCTTAAAGGCTTGCCGTTTTCATCCAATGGCCCCCAGCTCATAAACTCAACGACATTCTCAATCTGAATGTAATCGGGGTTAAGGGCTTCAATATACCGGTGCAGATGGTCGGCCAATGTCCGGCTATCGGCATCACGAGGCTGGCCGCCCTTAGCTTTGCTGAAATTGGTGCACTCCAAAGAAGCCCATAAAACCAAATAAGCATCGGGGTATACGGCTTGCCAATGGTTAGTAACAGCTGTAAGTTCAGTTAGGTCAAGCGTCCTGATATCTTCTTCAAAATGCTTCACCTCAGGGTGGTTCATCCAATGGCTTTCAATAGCTTTAGGGTCATGGTTGACACAAGCAATTACCTTAGCGCAATGGTCACCGTCAATGTTTGCCTGGACAAAGCCTGTGGTTGTTCCACCAGCTCCACAAAAAAGATCCACGATTAAAAATGTAGGTGTGTGCATTATGCGGTTTCTTTTAAAAGGTCAAATAATGTTATTTTACATTTCGCTTGCTTCTGTTTCAAATTCCAATTCCTGTTGAACAACATTTTTATTTTTCGACTCGGCAAGATTTTTAACGGCCTGTTTAAAATAACTTTCTTTTAATTCTACGCCTATCCCATACCGGCCATTTACAACGGCCTCAAATGCCTCACTGCCTACGCCCATATAAGGCGTAAAAACAACTTCCTTAGGATTGCTGTATAATTCTACGCACCGGCCAATAACATCAAGCTGCAAAGGGTGTACGTGTTTTTCGTCGTCTTCGTCTTTGCTTTCCCTAAACGGCAAAACATTGTCTATCCTAATATCATCCCATACGCTGGAGGCGTACCGTTGCCAAATAATATGAGAGAGTTTATTTGTTTTTGGATCATCCCAATTTTTGTACTTTTCTTTTAAAAGTTGAAACGAACCATATTTTTTTTCCATGGCCGGCAAAAGAGGCGTAGCCCCCATATATTCAGAAAGGCCTACAGGGTGGGTAACTGGGGTTATAATTTTACCCCGCCTTTTAAATATAAGTAAATAATCCGGCATAGCGGTAAAGCACTCCGTGCTATCCTCTACAATTAATTTGTGCATAAGGCTTTTTACCATTGTCCTCATCCGAACCTTTAAAGGCTCTTTCCAAATAGTTACAGTGTTTTTCCAGTCAAACCCGTGTTTAATGTGAATTTTTTTAACCTCATGCGGAAAATCAAAAAACTCTGTTACCCTTTCGGGTATAAGGTCGGCAACGTGTACGCATGTTATGCGCCCCGGCTTCGTAACCCTTGCGATTTCCGCAACATGAAATTCGTATTGCTTTAAAAATTGCTCTTTTGTTTCACAGTTGCTTAAATCGTTTTCGCTGCTACTGTAGTTGTATAAACCGCCAAACGGGGGGCTATAAATTGAAAGGTCAATACTTTCTGATGGCATTTGAGACATTACGTACATGCAATCACTATTGTATATGGCGTAATTGTCGGTAATCAATTTGTCCTTTATCATGTTATGCTGTTTTTAAAAATGCGGGTAAAATAAATGGCTGGTTAAACTCTTTATCTTTTATCTCGTATGACTTGTTAATATTTGCGTTGAGCTTTGAAAATAATTCATTAGCTTTTTCGCCTTTTGCCACAAGGCTTTGCAAAACCCTTTCTTGGCCCTCAGAATATGGCACATCAACAATAACGCTGCGCTTTTGCCCAAACCGCCAAAATCTTCTAATTGCCTGGTAATATTTTTCGTAGCTAAAATCAGGGAAATAAACAGTATGGTTGCAATGCTGCCAGTTCAATCCAAAAGCTGTCATTTTAGCTTTAGTAATTAGCTTTTTAATATTACCCTCAAAAAAGTTGGTTAATAATTCCTCTTTTTCGTCAATATCCATACTACCCTTAATCTGGTAAGCATCTTTATCCAGCTTTTGCAATAAATCACCCTCCGGATTCAAATTGCACCAATAAACGCTTGTTTCATGTGGGCGGGAAAGTTCTACCGCCATCTCGCACCGGCGTTCAATAGTGCTTTTTTGCTCCATCCTTATTTCGGATTGCGTTCTTGCGGGAATGGTAAACATTGACATCTGCCCGTCTGCCCGTACGTTTATGCCGCCATCGCATTTATGAAAATTTGTAATTAATTCAGGCAGAATATGGCGGTCATTTGAAAACCCTAAATCGGATGGCTGGCGCATTGAAATACTCCATCCGCTAACCCATTCAAAAAAAGCATTTTTGGCGTGGCCTTTCAACACCCATTCGGTGCCTATGTTCATTGGGCTTACGGTATCCTCGTTGTTTTTAAAAAACTTGGTAAGCATGTCGGTATATCCTAAATACCCCAGTGCTTCGCTACTGGTGCCTAATTCTATAAAATCGTTAGGGCTGGGGGTTGCTGTAAATAAAAACCGGTATTTTACTTTTTTCAAAAAACTTGTTACAACGCGTTTTATTTCGCCCTCAAAATTCTTAAGAATACTGCTTTCGTCGCATATTACGCACTCAAAATCGGACGGGTTAAAATAATGCAACCTTTCATAATTGGCTATTACTATCTTTTTTGTGTACTTGCCATTTTTTGAATATTCAATATCATCAATGTAAAATTTGTTAGCCTCTCTTACAAACTGAAAAGCAACGGCAAGGGGGCAAATAATTAAAATAGGTTTATTAGTATGGCGAGCATAATTTACGGCGATAACAAGCTCTATGTAAGTCTTCCCTAAGCCAGTATCAATAAAATCAGCACACCGGCCTTTTTTAATTGAGTATTCAGTAATGTAAGATTGAAAATCAAACATGCTATCCGGAATCCATTTAACAGGTATTCCGTAATTGTTTTTAGTATGTTTTTTTGAAAAAATCAAATCGTTATAAATATCTATTGCTGCCATACTTTTTGCTTTTTAAATAAATTCAGAAACTCGTCAACTATATTGGTTTTGATTACCTAAATATTTCCAGTTGCACAAATGGTTCTTTTTCGACAATTGGCTTTTTAAAGTTGGGGCATGTGCATTTTTCAAATTTGAAAGCATCAGCCATTTCAACGGTGCAGCCTTGCTTAATATACCGTTTTTTATCTTTGTGCCAATCATCATCGGTGTGGCACTCCGGCTCGCAGCATGCTGCAAATACTTTACCGCATGGGCATTTTATTTGTTGTACTTTGTTCATGTTAAAAAAGTTGTGTTTGTAATTGGTGTTTTTTCTTGGCAGCAGCAACGGCCACTTTCTTGGGTTCCTTTTCCTGAATAATTTCAACCGGTCTTTCAATCAATTCAATTGTCAAATCTTCTTGTACTACTGAAAACCGGCCTTTATCCCCTTCCACAATTAGCACATTTCCATGCCTGCTTATTATTTTCACTGTGTCGCCCTGTAAGCCGTATGTTATGCTGGGGTCAAATGTGCTTCGTATCGTTTTTGCAAGTTTCAAAACGGCTGCTTGTTAAAATCTATAAATATTCCAGCATCAGCCACATGTACTGTCTTGCCTGTTAATTCTGTTATTTCACGCTGGAATAATTGCGCATCGCTGTTGCTATCGGAAAGGTGTATAAGCACAATGTTGTTTACCCGGCTCAAATCGTTTGCCCGAAGCAGGTCCTTGCATGTGTTCAGCTCCATGTGTGCTGTCAATATCCTGTTGCGTAAAAACTCCGGGCTGGCCCCGTCTACAACCTTTTTATCAATAATTGCTTGGCTGTAGTTGCACTCAATGATCATGTTGTTTAAATTCTTAAAAACATAACCTGAATAATAAGTGTCCGTGAGAAAAAGCACACTGCCAGTTTCAGGATGGAAAATGATAAAACCCAACGGCTCGGCAGCATCATGCTTCACGTCAAAAGCCATGATTTTAAAATTACCCACTTGGGTTACTTCCTTATTGCCTATCACTAAAGCGCGGCTGCTATCCAATACGCCGCTGGCCGTTAATGTTCCTTTGCTGGCAACAACATTGATACCTGCCTGCATAACTTCGGCAATACATTTGTTGTGGTCGTTATGCTCATGGGTAACCAAGCAACCAGCAACCTTGGCAATCTTATAGTTCAAGGCCTTTTTTATTTTGGCGAAGTCAACGCCACACTCAATAATGATAGCTTCATTGTCATTCTCAAGAATATAACAATTGCCCTTGCTGCTGCTGCCAAGTATTTTTAAAATCATTAGTCCCAGGGATTTTTGTTGTCGTTGTTAAATATTTCTTGCTTAGTAGCCTTAGAGCCAAGGTTTGCCGGCTCGGGTGTTGGCGCAGGCGATGGGTTGGCTTGCTGCACCGGTACCGGGATTGATTCCGCTGGCGCGGCTTGCACATCATCACCAAAACCAATCGATTCTTTATTGGCGTTGTTTGAAATTTGCAGCTTCATTTCCCCCTCGGCCTGTTTACCCTTCATGCTCAAATCGCCGTCATCAAATAAGTCGGCATCACTACTGCTGTTAACAGGTATTTTCAAAGCCCTGTTAATCACTGTGCGGCAGGCCATTTGGTCAGGAAAATTTATATGGGCTTTTGAGTTGCCCTTGGCATTACCCATCATCCAGCTGGCCTTGATTTGCACCATCGTCATTATTTCATACTCAACAGTGCCGTCTTCATAAGTAACAATAGCATAGGCTCCCTTTAATTTGTTGACGTTGATGTTATCAAATTCTTGGTCGTGCTGGGTAACGGTAACTATACCAGTCCGTAAATCGCGGGTATATTTAAACACATCCCCTTCGTAGATTGGCACCCCAACGGCATCAATTACTCCGGCAACCCGTTTGCTAATGGCTATCTGCCCGAAATAGCTTTTTTGCATCAGCAGTGTATTACCCATTACAATGAAGTAACATTGCTTTTTTACTGGGCTCAGGCCTTGTAAAACCATATCCAAAAGCGCATTGGCAATACTCTCAGGTGTAC